CTAGTGCTGTTCCTGAAGAAATAAAAAAAGCAGAAGCAGATAAAAAGGCAGCGGAAGCCAAAAAAGCCGATGATGCTAAAAAAGCCGAAGCAGCCAAAGCAGGTGAAAAACCAAAAGAAAGTGTCAAGCCAGCGGCCAAAGAGTCCACTCTTTCTGATGTAGTAACTGTGCTGAATAGGTTAAATACTCAGATGACGACGTTAATTCACCAAAATGAAGAGCTTGGCAGAAAACAAATTCAAGCTACTAATAGTAATTCTAAAAACGTCTACGATAAAACATAACTTATGAGCTGGAAAAAATATTTTACACCTGTTAAGGTTAACGCTGTCGGTCCTAATTATAGCCCTATGGGCAACCAAAGCGCCGGCCCTGCAAAAAAGAATTACAGTAGCTTCTTACCTGATGTTTACACAGGTAGTCCAAACCGTATTGAACGTTATCTTCAATATGATACAATGGATATGGACAGTGAAGTTAATGCCGCGTTAGACATTATTGCTGAATTCTGTAGTCAAAAGAACAAAGAAAACGAAACACCATTTACACTTTATTATAAAAGTAAAGCGACAAATAGTGAGATAGCTATTCTTAGAGAATACCTACAACAGTGGTGTAAACTACAACAATTTGAAACAAGAATCTTCCGTATTGTACGCAACGTATTCAAATACGGAGATGTCTTCTTTGTACGTGATCCAGAAACTAAAAAGTTTTTCTACATTGATCCAGCAAAGATTGTAAAAATTATCGTGAATGAAAGTGAAGGTAAAAAGCCTGAACAGTATGTAATTCGCGACTTAAATCCTAATTTCTTAGATTTAGTTGTTACAACAATTAATCCTAACACAACAAATACAAACAACAGAGGCACAAATTATGTTGCCGGCGGGCAAGCCGCCCGTGGCATGACAGGTGCTTATCCAGCAAGTAGCACAAGCGGAAGCCGTTTTGAAACATTACAAAACGAACTAGCACTTGAGTCTAAACATGTTGTACATTTATCATTATCAGAAGGTTTAGATAACAACTATCCTTTTGGTAATTCGTTATTAGAAAACGTTTTTAAAGTATTCAAACAAAAAGAATTACTTGAAGATGCTATCTTAATCTATCGTATTCAACGTGCGCCAGAGCGTAGAATTTTTTATATCGATGTTGGTAACATGCCAAGCCACATGGCTATGAGCTTTGTGGAACGTGTTAAAAATGAAATTCACCAACGTCGTATTCCAAGTGCTACAGGAGGTGGACAAAATGTTATTGATTCAGCGTATAACCCGCTATCTATTAACGAAGACTATTTCTTCCCAACAACCGCAGAAGGTCGAGGAAGTAAAGTTGAAACATTGCCAGGCGGTACTAATCTTGGCGAAATTGACGATTTAAAATACTTTACAAACAAATTATTCCGTGGTTTAAGAATCCCAAGTAGCTATCTGCCAACAGGTGCAGACGATAGCCAATCGCAGTATAACGATGGACGAGTTGGCACAGCATATATTCAAGAACTACGTTTTAACAACTATTGTATGAGACTACAAAGTCTAATGCAAGGTGTGTTAGATCAAGAATTTAAGTTATATCTATATGAACGTGGTGTAAACATTGATTCAAGTTTATTTGAATTAAAGTTCCAACCACCGCAAAACTTTGCCACATATCGTCAAGCAGAGTTAGATAACCAGCGTATTAACACATACGGCACAATTAGCCAACAACAATATATTAGTAAACGTTTTGCTCTTAAGCGTTACTTAGGTTTAACAGACGAAGAAATCGCAGAAAACGAACGTCTATGGGCCGAAGAACAAGGTAAGAGTAGTCCAGTACCAACTGATGCTAGCGGTGAATTACGTGGTGTTGGTGTAAGTCAAGCAGGCTTAGAAGCTGATACTGAAGAAAATACCGATACAGAAGCACCAGAGGATATGCAAGCACCGGGAGCAATGGGTCAAGCACCAGCAACTCCTCCAGCACCTACAGCAGGCGCAGGAGCAAATCCTCCGCCAGTATAATAAATATTAACATGATACTTAGAGAATTGTTTTCCATTGATACGGATTCTAAAGCTGTGGCGAATGACCTTCGTTATTCGCCTGAGCACGATGATAGTCCACTAAAGAAAGATGATACACGTAAGAGCCGTTTGACATTGAAGCAAATCAATCAACTAAGAAAAGCCAGTGAACAACATATTCTTGAACAAGAGAAAGAACTAGAATTTGTTGAACAAATGTATGCCACACCCGCTGCACCACCGGCTTAATATCAAAAAACCCTAAAATTACACCATTTGACGTATATTATTACAATTATATGTAAATATATTTGACAGCCTTGCACAATCAAAGGAGACAAACATGACTGATCGATCAAAGTTCGAGCAGATGCTCGAGTATCTTATTTCCGAAGAACAAGATAAAGCAAAAGAATTATTTCATCAACTAGTAGTTGAAAAATCTCGTGAAATTTACGAGACAATCCTTTCTGAAGACTTCAACGAAGCAAAAGACGAAGAAGAAATGGATGAATCAGCAGACGAAGAAGAAATGGACGAGTCCGCTGACGAAGAAGAAATGGACGAAGCTGTACACGTACACGTACACGGTAAAGGCGGCGACGAAGAAGAATACGAAGGCGCAGAAATGCCTGGCGATACTTCAATGGCAGTAGCCGATGAGTCCGATACAGAATTTGGCGGCGACGCTACAGACGACATGATGGGCGACTTAGATGGCGCTGATGATGACATGGGCGGCGACGAATTCGGCGGTGACGACGAAATGGGTGGCGATGACGAAATGGGTGGCGAAGGCGACCTAGAAGATCGCGTTATGGATCTAGAAGACGCTCTAGACGACCTAAAAGCAGAATTTGAAAAATTAATGTCTGACGAAGAAGGCGAAGGCGGCGATGACGAGTTTGGTGGTGATGAAGAGCCAGCAGACGACGAAGCAGGTGCCGATGATGAAGCTGGTGACGACGAAGAAGACGAACTACAAGATAGTTTCCAAGTAAGCGACAACTTCATGCGTGAGTACATTGAGAAAGTAACAAATCCAAAACACGGTGACAATGGTGTTAATAACAAATCTGTTATCGACAACATGAAAAATGACATGGGCGGCACAACAGCTAACCTAGTTAAGAGTCACGAAGAGAAAGGCGCTGGTACAAAAGGTGGTTTACTAAATCCTTCTACTAAAGAAGAAAACTTTGGTAACATCAACGTTCCAGGCGGTAATGCTGGTAAGACAGCATTCAAGAAGAAGGAACCAGGACACGGTGCTGAGAAGAAAGGCACAGGTGATAATGGCGACAAGAGCACTAAGAGCCCAATCAACGGTCTCAAGAGTCGTGCTAAGTAATCAGGTATAATAGATGAACTATCTACGTGAGCACTTGAATTTCGACCAAGCGAGAGTGGTCGTTGAATCCGATGGCGAAGGCGGTAAAAATCTCCACATGAAGGGGATTTTTATCCAAGGCGACAAAAGGAATCAGAATCAGCGTGTTTATCCTGCAAAAGAGATTGCTAGGGCTGTCAAAACCCTGAACGATCAAATCGCAGGTGGCTATTCAGTGTTAGGCGAAGTAGATCATCCTGATGACCTAAGAATTAACCTTGACCGTGTGAGTCATATGATCACAGAAATGTGGATGGATGGCGCAGACGGTTATGGAAAATTAAAAATCCTACCGACACCTATGGGCGAATTAGTGAAAGCTATGTTGACCTCGGGTGTTAAATTAGGAGTTAGTTCGCGCGGATCCGGAAACGTCAGAGATGATGGTTCCGGTGAAGTGTCAGATTTTGAGATTATTACGGTAGACGTAGTAGCTCAACCTAGTGCTCCGGGAGCATATCCTACGCCAATTTATGAACACCTGATGAATACTCGTGGTGGTTATAATAGCTTACGCATAGCGAAAGAGGCTCAAGATGACCCTAAGGTGCAAAAATATCTTAAAGAGAGCTTATTAAGAATAATAAGCGGACTCCAATAAAGAGGAGAATCACATGTTAGATGCATTAAAAACTCTGTTTGAAAACAATGTGATTTCTGAAGAGATAAAAGCCGACATCGAAAAGGCTTGGGACGCTCGCATTGTCGAGAACCGTAACCAAGTAACTCAACAACTACGTGAAGAATTTGCTCAACGCTACGAGCATGACAAACAAGTCATGGTCGAAGCAATTGATCGCATGTTAGGTGATCAATTAAGAGAGGAAATTGAACAGTTTGTCGAAGATCGTAAACAACTAGCTGAAGCGAAAGCAAAAGTTATGGTTGAAAGCAAGAAAAACGCTCGTGTAATGAAGGAATTCATCACACGTCAGTTAGCTGGCGAGATCAAAGACCTACACGAAGATCAAAAATTAATGGCTGAAAAGTTCATTAAGTTGGAACATTTCGTTGTGGAGGCTTTAGCTCAGGAAATCGCTGAGTTCCACACAGATAAGAAAGATTTGGCTGAAACAAAGGTTCGTTTAGTACGCGAAGGACGTCAAGCTCTAAGCAAAGTTAAACAACAATTCATCCAACGTGCCGCTGGACTTGTTGAACATGCCGTTGAAAGAACTCTTAACAAAGAGATCGGACAACTACGTGAAGACATCGAAGCCGCACGCCGTAACGATTTTGGTCGTAAGCTGTTTGAAGCATTCGCACACGAATATCAATCTAGCTATCTAAACGAAAAATCAGAAACAAGTAAATTGCTCAAAGTCATAGACATGAAAGAGTTAGCCCTTGAAACTGCTAAAAATGATGCAGCACAAGCCCGCCAACTCGCAGAAAGCAAGGAACAACAAATTAAGGCACTCGTGGAAAGTAAGCAACGTCAGGAAGTTATGTCTGAACTATTGGCACCTCTAGCAAGAGACCAAAAAGTCATTATGACAGAACTACTTGAAAGTGTTCAAACTTCTAAACTACAGAGTAGTTTCGAAAAATATCTCCCAGCTGTAGTGGCTGGTGAAAAACCACAAAAACGTAAGGCACTAGTAGAGGCAAAAGAAGTAACAGGAAATAAAATTCCTAACAGCGTAAGTAGTAGCGAGACTGATACAAATATTGTAGACATACGTAAGCTCGCTGGTTTAAAAATTTAAGGAGAATTTAAATGTCTGAACTACTCACAGGCCGTTGGAACGAGACCAAGGAAGCCCTATTAGAAGGCCTACAAGGCAACAAGCGTTCAACAATGGCTGTAACTTTAGAAAATACTCGCAAGTATCTAGCAGAAAGTGCCACAGCCGGTGCTACTTCCGCTGGTAACGTTGCTACACTTAACCGCGTGATTCTTCCAGTAATCCGTCGTGTTATGCCAACAGTTATCGCTAACGAATTAGTTGGCGTTCAACCAATGACCGGCCCAGTCGGTCAAATTCACACTCTACGTGTACGTTATGCTGATACATCAAGTGCAGCAGGCGTTGTAGCTGGTGAAGAAGCATTCAGCCCATTCAAGATTGCTGAAGCTTATTCTGGTAACACAAGCACAGGTAAGGCAGCTAACACAGCCGCTCTTGAAGGTGCAGCTGGTAACAGAATGAGCATCCAAATCTTGAAACAAACAGTTGAAGCGAAAACTCGTAAGTTAAGCGCTCGCTGGACGTTTGAAGCTGCTCAAGATGCACAAGCCCAACAAGGTATTGACATCGAAGCAGAAATCATGGCTGCTTTAGCACAAGAAATCACAGCTGAAATCGACCAAGAAGTTTTAGCTTCTTTAGCTTCTTTAGCTGGTACAGCTACTGAAGTTTACGATCAGTCTAACGTATCTGGTACTGCTACATTCGTTGGTGACGAACACGCTGCATTAGCTGTTCAGATCAACCGTGTATCTAACTTGATCGCTCAGCGTACACGTCGTGGCGCTGGTAACTGGGCAGTTGTAAGCCCATTAGCATTGACAATTCTTCAAAGTGCTACAACTTCTGCTTTCGCAAGAACAACAGAAGGTACTTTCGAAGCTCCAACAAACACAAAGTTCGTTGGTACATTGAACAACGCAATGAAGATTTATGTTAACACATATTCTCATGACGATGCTGATATTCTTATCGGTTACAAAGGTTCAAGCGAAGCAGATGCGGCAGCATTCTATTGCCCATATGTTCCTCTAATGAGCTCTGGTGTTGTTTTAGATCCATCAACATTTGAACCAGTCGTATCATTTATGACACGTTATGGTTATGTTGAACTAAGCAACACAGCTTCATCTCTAGGTAACGCCGCTGACTATCTAGGCAAAGTTGCTATTACAGCTTCTGCCGTTAAGTTCAGCTAATCACTTAGTTGATAACAAAAAAATCAAAGGGCTCTTCGGAGCCCTTTTTTTATATTGGCTAAATACTATGTCGGCCTACATACGGTAGGTTATTATGCAGAACCCCACTGCGTAGACCTAGAACGTCACTTTTAAAGGAGAAAACAAATGGGACGTCCATTAAACAAAAAATATTTCGGTAACAGAAACATAGGTCGCAACGGCCGTGAAGGTTTCGTTACTAACGATTACAATCCACCAGCACAATCTAACGAAACTAATACACAATTTCCAGACGGAGATGATGGCATTGGTGGTAAAGGCATTGGTAGCTTTACATCAATAGTAGCAGGCTCAGGTTGGACTACAGATCCAATTGCTTATATTAACACACCATCATTGCCAGGCGGTGTTCAAGCACAAATCACAGCACACTATAAAGCATTATCATTTGCTACAGTATCAAACGGAACAGGTTATTCTGTCGGTAATAATCTTGAAGTTACTACAGGAACAGCTTCGACTAAGGCACGTGCTCAAGTAGCAAGCATTGTTACAGTTGGTATACCTGGTATTACTAACGGCGGCTCACAATATGATTTAAGAAGCAGTCAAAACGACAGAGTCGAATTTACTCACGCTAATTTGTCAACATCATTAATTGTCCAAGTTGAAACAGTTTCTGGTAGCACAGTAACAGGCATTTCTGTCGTCCAAGCAGGTGTATGGAACGGCCCGGCAGCTCCGACAAGCATGGCTAACGGTGTTGGCGGATTTACAGCAACTACAATCGCAGGCTTCCCAGGCGGTGATAGCAACGGTAGCGGACTAGTTCTTAACTTCCCATCAAACGTTTGGGGTGTTTATAGTTTTGGCGCTGTTATAATTCCAGGCGACTACACAGGATTCCCAGCAACCGGCACAGACGGTTTACTTACTAACGTTAGCGGTAGTGGCACTGGTGCTAGAGCAACAATCACAATGGGTCTATTAAGTGTTACAGTAAACGAAAGAGGTTCAGGCTATATTGATGCTACAGATGACGCATTGTTAAGATTTGACGGCAGTGCTAACGGCGCAAGCGCAGTAACAGTGTTTGCCGCAGATACAGGAGCACCAGGTACAGCAACTAATCAAGAAAATGCTATTATTGCTTATGTATGGCAAGATGGCGAGCGTAGAATTGCTGACATTGTTAAACAGTATAGTTCACGTCGTTATGTATTCATCGCTAATGATGGTTACGGTAAAGAAGACGAAGCCGTAAAAGGAAAATTAGTACCTCGCCAATCACAAGCTAACGATGAAGCTGATATTACAGCTTACGATAGTGATAACAACGAATACTGGGTAACTAAAATTACTGCTCACAAAGCATTGTTAACTCGTAAGATTAGCGGAAACGGACAATTTGAATCAGGTACAAGTGTCAAATGGACATTTGATAACGCTGAAGAAGATTATTCTGTCAAATTACAAAACGCTTAATTGCTATTGAGGTATAGCAAATGTCAAAAATTGTTAGAGTCCAAGACGGTGATTACAAGTTAATAGTAGGATCTAGTACTGCTACTGGAGATATTTTACTGGATACTAATCCTGGAAATCTTTCTGGCGGTAATGGATCCGTTACTATCACAGGTGATCTTATTGTTCAAGGTAATACAACTACCATTGAATCAGAGACTATAACACTTTTAGATCCAATCATTTATGTTAACACTGGTG